TTGTAGTAACATGGAATAACTTCTATTCCTTTGTCACCATCATATAACTGTTTCGTAACAGTGTTTAAGAACATACCTGGTTCAGCACCTTCAACATAATTTGTATTACGCTTTTGTGCTTCACTAGATCCATTCTGTAAGAGTTTAAGAATTGGTGGAGCCAGACTATCTGTCTTCACATTCTCGAAACCCATTTGTGCATCTGCCTCAAATAAACCTGCAGACGGTAGGTTTTCTTTCTTTGTTGCTACTTGTTTCGCGTCACTCATTTCTAGTTTCTCCTTGTTATTTTTGTTTGGTTACCTTCAAACGGTTTGAATAGCTCACTTGGAACTTCTTGACCATTTTCAAGACGCTCCCTTACTAGAGCTTTTAGAGTCATAGGGTTTACACCAATCTTTTGAATTGGCTCAAACCCTTGACCCTTTGCAAGGTCAGCGTATTGCGCCGCCTTGTTATCTTCGCCACGACCAAAGGTAACGGTAATGTCATTTTTAATAACATCACCTAGACCGTTGTTACGAAGCCATGTAAAAGCTGCTTCCTGTTGATCTTTAGGAATAGAGGCACCATAGATTTTTTTGATCTCTACTTGTTCGCCATCTTTCAGCTTTAATTTTGTTATCTGCATGTCATCCATCATTGCAGGTATCTCTACAGATGAAACTACTTTTGCTTTCTCTTTTAATTTTTTTAGAGATTCTTCAGCATTTGCAATCTCATCTTCTAAATCTTTTAGTTCTAAAACTTTGTCTGATAATCTTTTGGCAGAATCTATCTGCTCAACAGATTGCATCCTATCTTTTTCAAAATCAATTGTCATAACTTTCTCGTCTTTCTATATATAGGTTTTTATATTATTGTCAACCCTTAGAATATAAATTTATTTCAACCGGATAATATCTTCTTTCTTGCTTGTCCCATTTCAATAGGTTGTATTTTCCGTTTGTAATATCTGATACTACTGAACATGCTACACCAATTATGGCAGGATCGCCTGTAAGTAGTAAATAATCCCTAATAGTATAATCTTTTAATTTTTGTCTAAGTGTAGTAATGACATAATTTGGACTTAATATAATCTGCGAGTTTTCTGGTAGTAATACTCGTAAGTTACCAAATTGTGTTGCTCCTATAATATTTATTTTAGGTGCACCTTGTTTAGTTCCTGGTATATCTTGTATTACATATACTATAGACTGTTTATCTGTATGTTTTAATTTTTCGTAATCTACCATAAATACTTTCTTGACATTTTTTATCACATAATATATATGCTTTCAATAGAAAGTAAAATTATATTATGCATTACAAATACAAAAGCAAGCCTTTTGCTCATCAAAAGAAAGCTCTTGAAATGTCTTGGGACAAAGAAGTTTTCGCATATTTTATGGAAATGGGTACAGGTAAATCTAAGGTACTAATTGATAATATTGCCATGCTTTATAACGCAGGCAAGATAAATGGAGCCCTGATTGTTGCACCAAAAGGTGTGTATAAGAATTGGTTTGACTCAGAAATACCAAACCATATGCCTGATTATGTACCTAAAAAAGTTAGTTTATGGAGAACTGATCCTAATGCAAAAGACTTAAAACCTATGTTTAAGGCGGAGGCTGATTTACATATATTGATTATGAATGTAGAGGCTTTTTCTACTAAAAAAGGCATGCACTTTGCGGAGAAATTTTTAAATAGTCATGAAACTTTAATGGCTATAGATGAGTCTACTACTATTAAAAACCCTGGAGCGTTAAGAACTAAAAATATAGTATCTTTAAGACCACTTACAAAATACAGAAGAATACTCACAGGTTCACCAGTTACAAAATCACCTCTAGATCTATTTACACAATGTTATTTTTTAGATCCTTATCTATTAGATCAGTCTTCGTATTATGTATTTAGAACAAGATATGCTGTGTGTAGAAAAATAAATGTATCTGGTAGACAAGTTGAGATTGTAGTTGGATATAGAAATCTACCTGAACTATCAGAAAAACTAAAACCTTTTTCATATCGTGTATTAAAAGATGATTGTTTAGATCTACCTAAAAAAACATATATGAAAAGAACTGTAGAACTTACAGCTGAACAAAAGAAAGTATATAAACAAATGAAACAAGAAGCGATTGCATTCTTAAATGGTAAAATGGTTACGTCTGCTACTGTTATTACACAACTTATGAGATTACATCAAATAACTTGTGGTCATTTTAAATCTAACGATGGCACAGTACAAGATCTTAAAAACAATCGTATAACACAACTCATGGATATATTAGATGAAGTAGAGGGCAAAGCTGTAATATGGGCTCACTACAGACATGATATAGAAAAAATTGTAGAGGCTATATCAAAAAAATATGGCGAGAACACGGTAGTAACTTACTATGGTGATACAACTACAGATGATAGACAGAAAGCAATAAAAAAAATACAAGATGAAAACTCACCAGTTAGATTTATAATTGGTACACCACAAACTGGTGGCTATGGTATTACACTTACAGGTGCATCAACAATGATTTATTATTCTAATGGTTACGATTTAGAAAAGAGACAACAATCAGAGGCTAGAATAGATCGTATAGGTCAAAAGAAACCCATGACTTACATTGATATTATGGCTGAAGACACTATTGATGATAAGATTGTAAAATCACTACGTAACAAAGTTAATATAGCAACAGAGATTATGGGTGAAGAGTTGAAAGCTTGGATCTAATTTATAAATAAATTAAATAAACCAACGAGTGTAAGTATCGTGGTGAACGCACCACCAATAATCCAATAGATTACAGTGTCTGTTTTTCTTTCTAGTTTACTTAAGTCTTGATGTAGATGATCTATTTGTTTTTTAAATCCCGTTACATATCCGTAGAGAGATACTAAATGTTCACCGGTTGTCTTTGGTGGTTTTCCGTTTGGCATTAAGTTCCTCCACCTAACATACCAGAGGAACCTACAGCACTTGGACCCTCGCCGCCCGTTCCTCCGTAACCGCCTTCATTTCCAGAATCAATTGTGCCTTGACCAGATCCTCCTGTTATGTTTCCAGCAGCGTCTCGTATTGTGCCAGTAATTCTATCTCTAGCTGCTTGAAGCTCTCTTTGTCTCTCTTCTAATACCTTAGAGACTTCACCTTCTAACGCTTGTTTTTGTAATGTTTGCATGATGTTACCCATTCTTGTATCAATCGCTCCAACAGCTCCTTTACCAAACATTGATACAGGATTGTATCCTTGCATAATTCCGCCTTGTCCATAAATATCAGCAACCTCTGCTTTTTGTTCATCTGTTAATCCTTCATAGAAAGAACCTGACGGTCCCATCTCTGTAACTTTTGATCCAAGAAAAGCACCAGCTAATGCTCCAGGTATTGCAAGCGAAGGGTTAACTAACATTCCTAATCTTGCTCCAATGTTTAATCCACCTGTCGCACCAACACCTTGTAAAAATATATCTCTAGCACCAGCTGCACCAGATTTTAAAAGGTCCATTATACCACGGCCCTCTTTAGCAGGAACTTGTCCCCTTGCTAATTTTTGTAACAATTCTGGGTTCATTACACCTCCTGGTGTGTATACACTTGGATTATTAAAAGGTCTAAAAGGATAGCTTTGTTCAGGTGCAAATTCTTGTGGCACATCAAAATAACTAAATGCGTCTACATCAAATCCATATCTTTGCGTCATGCTAATCCTCTGTTTTTAAGTGTAATCATTTTTTCTTCTTCTGATAATAACGCTTGTTCCATGGCAGTCAACCCTGTCTGCATAGTATTTACTGGCGCTTGATTAGAGGCCACTACTGATGCGTCAGGCATCGGTGTCTCTGGTAAAGGAACACGGCTAGTTTGTTTTGGTTTAATTAAATAGTCCTCTTCATTAATAACAAAAGGTTTGTTTAATTCTTGATCTTCAAACAACTTTTCTTGTATTTTCTCTAATATTTTAAGAACTTCTTTGTCTAATGGGTTTGGTATACCTTTTTCTTCAGATAATTTTTGATAACCAGCCATAACATCCGTGCTTATGTTAAAAGGTTTAAATCTATTATTTTCTATAAATCCATATAGAGGGATTGATTTTTGATCTGCAAACTCCTCTGTAATCTTAGGATCTCTCATGCCTAACACTTTTACAGCATCATAGATTCTACGTAATTTACTAAAAGACTCTAAATGCTGTTTGTTAGCTTTTATGTATTGTTCTATAATTTTATTTTTGTTTGTTACAGGATCGCCTGTTCTTGTGCCTTCGTATATTAAAGCACGTTCTGCTCTTTGGTTTCTCTTAAATTCTGCTATTTTAAAGTTTAAATTTTTTTCTAAATTTACTGGAACTTTTCTAAATCCTGTAAATCCTAAAAGCTCATCTGGTATTTCATACTTTTCACCTTTTAATGTATCTCCTGTTACTGCTTTTGTTAATCTTAATACCTGTGCATAAGAAAAAGGAGATAGTTCGTACGCCGCGTGTTGAAATGATTTAGATATTTTATCACCTAGCGTATCTCTTTCATTAAATACTCTTCTACCATCTCTTGTTTCTCCACCTCTTACAAAAAGATCTAATACAGTTGATGTCCAAATAGCTTCTTGAACAAATGGTTCTAAAACTTTACCCATTGCCTTAGTCATACCTTCCAATATCATAGGCACTAATGGAGCGTTTGGATCTCTTTGCACTGTTGATAATGTTGTTTGTGCAGGTTGAATCATCGTGTCATAAAAGAAACCATGACTAAAATCTATATATTTATATTTACCGTCTTCATAAATAGGTAAAATAGTATTGTCTTCTGACCATGTTGGTAATACTTCTCTTATAGCATTTAATTGTTCTCTAGTTACTCCGTACAAGCCTCTAAATATTTCTACTGCTGCTGTTGGTAATACCGCATATGTAAATGCTTGTCCCGTTAAACTATTAATACCTATTTGTTTTCTTATTGGATCTTTAACCTCTTTTAATCCTCTTGTAAGTGTGTTTGCACCTGTTCGATATATCTCTGCGGGGAAAGCCGCGAAACTTCCAAGTGGTGAACGTCTAACACTTTTTACAAAATCAGATACATATGCATAATTAGGTACGGTCTCTCTTACAATCTGTGCCGCTTCTTTCATAATTGCTAAGTCTGATGGTTTGTTAGCTCTTGTTACAACTTTGCCAGAAGCATCTTTAATACCTTTTTTAATTGCAACTTCAAAAGCGTTATCTAATTTATAGGCTTCTGCTAAAAAATTATAAACTCTAAATACATCATCCTCTGCTGTGTATAAATCTTGAGCTACATCATATATTTGTCTAAATTTTTTTGTTCCTGTGTTTAAAACTTTATTAAAATACCTGTCTGCTGTGCCGTATTTTGTTCGTATTTGTGCTACATCTTGAAAGATACCTTCCACATCTCTTGCTACTACGTTCTGGTTTGTAACACCTTCTTCTAATAAAAATCTATACATTGCCTGATCTTCAGGTGCGTTTCTGTATTTAGGATTACCTGTCATTCTATATAAAAGTTGTGGTTGCACAGCTTTTCTAGCTCTATTTGCAAACTCACCTATTTTAGCCGGTGGTATTAAGATATTACCTCTATGCACAGTTGTAACTGCAGCCGAGAAAAAGTTTCTTGCGTGTGTAAAAAATCCAAGAACTGTTTTGGCTGCTTGTGCAGATCCTTTTGGTATTAGCATAAGTATTCTGTATGGTAAACTTCTAGTGATAGAACTACCCACAACGGCATCGCCAACTCTTATAGCTTCTGCAAAAGGTTGCGTTGTAAAGTATCCATCTAATGGACTTTTATAAATTGTTTCTGGTAAATTAGTTTTTAAACTTAATGGTTTTCTTGTAATAGTTTGGTTTGGTAAATTTAAAACAGCATCATTGTAACTTTTAAAAAATATAGGTCTGCCTATTTGACCAGGATCTGCTCCTGCTTTTAATTGTTTAGCTATATTTTCTGAATCTCTAAGTAAGTTAGTATAAAATTTATCTCTAGCAATAATTTCAGATAAATCTGTCATTACACTGTAAATACCTTTTTGTGCGTTTTTATACTCACCAAACAATTTTTTAAACGCTGCAAGATCTGATTCTTTTTGTATTAAACCACCTCTACCATCTGGTTTAAATTTACCTGTGGTTATGTACTTACCTATATTTACTGTTTGCACAGCTCTATCAGCTAACGCACTTTGTTCTCCAATATCAAAGACTAACGCATTAGTTGATTTATCTTTAAATGCGTTTTTAGTTATGTTGTTTACTAATTTAATTGCAGATTCTTTGTCTAAAGATCTTTCATTAGCTCTTGCATACCTTTGTAAAATTTTAGCTACTTCTTCTATATTTTCAGCAGCAGGACGATAGCCATTAAATAAACCTCTATTGTCATCTATTATTTTATAATCAACAGCTAATACATTTTTTATTTTTTCATTTAATATTTTATTTAATTTTTCTGTTCCTATTTTAACATTTTTACTAGCGTTAATTAAATTTTTTAAACCCGTAGCTGTTTCTCTAAACCCTTTCATGTCTGATATTATTTTATTAACAGAGGCTTTTGATACACCTAATTCACCTAAAGATTCTGTAAATTTATTTCTAACAGTTTTATTAAAACCAGGAAAAACAATTTTATTTTGTTTAACTACATCATCTACAGAATATGTAAATTCCGCTATAAGCTTTGACATGGTGTCCGGATCTTTAAGTGCTTGTGCAGCACCTCTCGTTTCTCTTGATATTTCTCTTATTCTATCATCAATATTTCTAGAAGCGTCTTTAGCTAAAATTTTTACTGCAGATTTTTTACCTTCTAGTTTTTGTATATTGTCAAATAATTCTTGTGTCTTATTACTTCTAGATCTAAAAGGTTGACCAATAAATCTATCTACCCATCTTTCTAACATACTATCGCTGTATGCAAGATCTTTACCTTTTTGCACAAGAAGCTTACCTATTTTACCTGTGCCAACAACAAAAGGTACAATAGGAAAAGCAAGCTCTGATCCAAATTTTAATCTGTTTAATAGTTGTCTTTGAGCATCTTCACCGCCCTGTTCTTTTGCTTCTCTATCTAATCCTGTAGGTAAAAAATCTAAAAAGTCCCAATCACCAAATGTTCCTATGTCTTCTACATCAGATACAATAAAACCAGTTCCTATACCTCCACCCACTGCTATGGCTACAAATTTATCTGTGCCTGTTATTTTATTTAATTTGTTAGCTTCTTTAACGGCCCTTGCTGCGTTTACATTATTAGAAGTTTTTACGTATCGACCACTTTTAATACCACTAACTAATTGTCTAACCTTTTGAGATGTTTTTGCTATAACAGGTATGGCTGTTTTTTGTGCTATCTTACCTGCACCATACAATTGACCTATAGCTTCTGTAATTTTACCTGCTGCTGTTTCTGCTGCTACTTCTTCTGATGCTTGTTCTATTTTACCCAAAGTTGTTTGTTCAAAGGCATCATTAAGTTTACCTGTTAAAGTCTCATCTACTGGTATACCTTCTTCTTGAAATATGTCGTATAGCAGTGTTCCAAACGTTACAAGTCCTTTTGGTATTTTTATACCAGCACTAATACCAGCACCTGTTAAAGATTCTATGAGAGATGCGTCTCCTTCTACTTCTTTACCTTGTACTTTATCTACAATTTTACTTATACCTCTTACGACCTCTTCTTGAACCGTGCCTGTTTTAGTGTCAGGAGAAATAACGTTACCAAAAAAAGGAGTTCCCTCTTCTTCTGGGTTTGGAATAGGTTTTGCGTCTTCTGTTAAAGTACCTTTTTCTAATTCTTTTGGAACTTCCTCAATAATTTCTTCTTCCTCAAGTAATCCAAATTCTTCTGGAAATTTAAAGGTGTCTGACATTTAAGCTCCTTTCTATTTTTTAGCTAAAGGTGGTGGAACTTGAGTGAAATTAACGCCATCAAAAATAAAAAAGTCGTCTTCTTCAATTAAATAATACACCTCACCTGTTTCAAAATCTCCTGGTTTTTTTGATTTTAATTGTTTTAATTTTATTTTTTCACCTGTTTTTCTTGTTTTAGGTATAGGTTCCAATACATCATAATCTTTGCCTTGCACAAAAACGTCTTGAGCTTTAGATGTAATTTTTAAAAGACCTGGTCTTTTTTCTAACTCTTTTATAGCTTTTTTTACAGATTGCTTTTCAAGATAGCTATATTTTTGATTTTTTGCAAAATCTTTTATTTTTGAAAGATCATCCATTATCGCTTTATCTTTATCACGTTCTATTTTAGCTGGACTGTCTCCTTTTCTATATAGCTCTTTTGTTCCAAATATAGGTCTAAACTCATTCAATGTATATTTTTTCCCTGTGTCAGGATTTGTTAAAAATTGACCATAACTTCTATACGCTTGTTCAGCGCTACCTGTTCCCAGTTTTCCTATTAAAGATGCTGTTAATTTTCTTCTACTTAAGTCTCTTCTTTCCTGAGCTGCAACTGCTCTTTTTAATGGATCTCTAGTTGCACCCACAATCTCTTGTAATTTAGTACCACCCGCTGATTCACCACTTATTAAGTTTTGACCTGTTTGTAATAAAAATTGTGTTAATGGATTTGATAAAGGACTAGATCCTGCTCCTGAGATAGCATCAATTAGATTTACTCTCTGTTGAATTCTTCCAAGATCACTTTTTAGATCATCAGATATAGCTTTCTCTGCAAAAGACTCTCGCGGCTTGATACCCGTCATGATGCCCTCCATGACTTCTCCGCCTTTTCTAAACATTGGTCTTTTTAAAGTTATACTCATTATACTATTTTAATTTGTTGTTGAGGTGGACTAATTAATCTGTAAATACCAGCTAATGTTGATGCAGTTCCTAAACCTGTAGCTAATGGTGATGGTGTAGCTGCAGGTGGTAATATTTGTTCTCTACCAGGATAACCTGCAATTAATTGTGTAACACCAGAACCAAATTGTTGTGCTGCTTCTAGTGGTTGTAATGCTTGTCTTGATGCAAGTTGTTGTTGCGCTGTTAATTGTTGTTGCGCTCTCGCTGCTTGCTGCGCGCCTAAACCTGTTAGTGCTGATATCTGTTGACCTAGTAATGCAGGTGTTTGTTGAGCTAATCCTAATTGACCAGATCCTAATATTTGTTGTTGATTAAAAGCTTGTGCAGCTAAATTTTGTGCTTGACCAAAACCTTGTTGTAATAATTGTGCTTGTAATGCTGCTCTGTTTCTATCAGATGCTGCTTGAAACTCTGCTCTTTCAACACCTTCTCGTCCGCCACCAAATGCTCCTGCAGCAACTGCTCTTGCAGATAATGCAGGTAAACCTCTAGCTGCTTGTCTATCAAACTCTGCTAATGTTGTGTCAATAACATCCTGTTGAAAAGGAGACATGTAAGACTGGTAAGCTGTTGGACTTACTAAATCTTTTGCTGCTTTTTGTGCTGCAGCTGCTTCTGTTAAAAAAGGTTGAAAGCCACCAAGACCGGTTGCTAATTGTTCTGCTTGTGTTGTTAATGCTCCAGGTCCAGCAACAAATTGTGGACCCATAATAGTAGAAAGATCTGTTTCTTTAAAACCACCAATAGCTTTTGTAAGATCGTCTAGATATGTTTTTGCACCTGCTTCTATAAATTCTGCTGGGGCTGTTCTTACTACTTCTGACATTATACTTTTCCTCCTGCCTCTAACATTTTCATTTGATCGTACATTCTCTGTGCGCCTAGTTCTACATTACCGTCGCCCATGCCTCTTACAGCATCAGCTGTCATAACAAACTCATTGTTAGATAACATGGCTGGAATGTCGTCCTCTTTTTCTTTTATACCAACTGGTGGTATAAATCCACCAGTTTCTCTTAAATCTAATTCTTTAACACCTGCTTTGTTTTGCCTTATAGGTAGACCCTCGATGCCCGCTGCTTGCATAGCATTCATGCTTGCGCTATCACCTACAGCCTTCATCATTCTACCACCTATAGCCGCTAGACCTCTTCCTTCTGTTTTCATCATACTCATTCTATCAAATTCTTCCATTGCTTTATCTGCTGCTTCTTTAGGAGAAAAACCTAAATCTATATATTTTTCATATAAAGCTTCTAATATTTTATCGTTCTCTATATTAGATGCCATTTTTATTGGAATGTTTTCTTCTATTCCAAAGTCTCCTGGTTTTGGTCCAAAAGGATTTACAGGTTGTGTTGGGTCTGGTGGTAATACTGGACCATCAGCAAAACCTACTCTACCACCTACAGCATACTCAGATGTATTGGCTGTAACAAAAGCTGCTACTTCTGCTTCGTAAGTTTCTGGATCTTTATTTCCCGGAGGATTTAAATTTCTATAATATAGTTCTAAATATTTTGATGGATCTCTAGCTACTTCTGCCTCAGCTTGTTCTTCGGGCATACCAAGCGATTTTGTTAAAAAAGTAGATACAGCTCCTAACGTTGCTAATTTACCTATGTTACCACTACCTGTTATGGCGTCCTTTGCTCCAGCTAAAAATTTTCCAAATCTAGTTTTTGGTAATCCAACTTCTTGTGCTGATCTAAATAATGATGTTGGCCCTTGTCTTGAAGCAAATAATCCTGCAATGTTAGATCCTGTTGTACTTAAGTTTGCTAATACATTACCAGGATTAAATATACCACCAAATCCAGTTGTGGCTCTTGCAGCCCCAGCTCCTAATGCTCCAAGTCCTGCTGTGCCTGCGTATAATAATGCAGCTTTACCTATTGGAGACTTTGCAATCTTCTTTACGCCTTTAGTAACCTTCTTAACGGCTTTTTTAATACCACCAAGTATAGCAGGTTCTCTAGGTACAACATCCATGATGCCTCCACCCATTCTTAATTGTCTCTCCATCTGTCCTCTTGATATTGTCATAATTTAGCTAAATTGTTAAGGCAGGCATAAAATCCTGTATTTTTCAATCTACTTGGTTTTGCCAAATAAATCAAGACTTGGCATGATGACTTTGATATCTCTTCTTATATCTGCTTCTGGCACTCCTTTTGCCTTCCATTCCTCGTCATTTTTGTATACCTCGCCTGTCTTTAAATTAGATATAGTCTCTATTATCTCTTTTGGTTTTATTACTTCCATTACGTTGTTACCTCTCTTGGCTGTATCTCTAATATAGAGGCTATAACATGAAGCTCGTTGGCATCACTAGCCTGCACTTTTAATATTTCACTTTCCTCCATAACCAAAGGCTGTGTTAAAAGCTCTACAGTCGTATTAGAAGATATAGCTTTTGTTTTAAATAAGCTGAATATAGCACCACTAGAATCAACTAGGGTTACGGTTAAGTTAGCTCCTGATCCAGCATCTTCAGAAACTAATATTGATTTTACAACTGTCGTCGTTGCAGTGGGAACTGTATATAAAGTTGTAAGATCTGTTGTAGTTAAATCTACTTTTTTATTTTTAAAACTATTAGCCATTAATTTAAAAAGAAGTTTTGTGCATCAACTTCATCCTTTAATTCTTGTTGATAGGTTGTATTTAATTTTTGCACTATCGCATCAAGATCTCTTACCTGCGCATCAGCTACATCTTGTCTGTATGTAGGTGATGGTCTTGTTAATATTTGCACTATCTTCGCCATTATCTTCTTCCGTCTGGTTGTATGTCTAATCTAAATCCACCAAGTTTCCAATTCTGTGATGATCCTGTGTTAGCTATTTTTAAAGACACAGCTCTTGCCCTAGCTCTTGTATCTACTTTGGTTGTAGATGATGTAACTGTAAAAGGACCAAGAGGTGAACTCGCTTGACTGCTATTAGAAAAGTTTCTTAAATTTAATGTAATTTGTGTGTTACCTGTTTGAGATAAAAAGTCAGGTATAAACCTTCTAATCTTTGCAAAAAATTCACCATCACCACCCTGACTTATATCAAAGTCTCCTGATTGTATGTTTGCAGCTACTGTTGTTACTGCTGTGGATGTAACTTGATCTGTGCCGGTTTCATGTTCGTAATAAATAGTGCAACCGTCTGTGTTACCAACAACATCATAAGATGCGTTTGAATCGGCGTCATAGTCTGTTGCATGTGGTTTACCAAATACAGAGGAGTCTTGCCATGTAGTTCTATCTAATGTGCCAGTTGTCCATATTGGTCTGTCTGGAGAAGACTCTTGGTAATTATAAGTTACAACTCTATCTACAACTGTAGAGTTCTCTGTGCAATAAAACCAATTAATTTCACCAAACAAATTATTTAATCCTGCATTAATTAATTGTGATGCTGTTGTATTTAAATCATTATAGACAAAATCTTCTACTAAACATGGTAAAGTTTGAAGAGCACCAGCATATTTAAAGAAACCATTTTCTGACATCCAGTACGCAGCACCATCAACTTCAACGGCTGCATTCTGTCCTATCAATCCACAGTTAGTACCTACTTGTGTAAAACCAAAAGTAAAAGGCGGACCGATAAAACGCATTGTAAATAATGCTGTGTCAGTCCAAACATAGATCGCATCTCTACCTCTAACAGCTCCTACAATTCTAGATCCATCTGCAAGTCTTTGTGTGCCTGCTGTGTTAGTCGCTGTAGGCGTATAACTATTAATATCTTCCTGATTAGAGAATCTAATAAACATTTGATCTTGTGTAGATTGATCCCCTATGGTTGTTTCTGTACCAAAGAATACTAAGTGTCTATCAGGTGTAGATACAATCATATCTCTCGACGCTGTTGGCGCACCTGAAATAATTGTGGCTCTTGTTGACGTGGCACCAGACGCATTTGAGTCCCATTCAAATACTTGTCCGTTATGTATGAGTGCAATAATTTTATCACCAAAGTTATCTATTGACCACATACCTGGATCAACAACTAAGTCACCAGATGCGGCCTCGCCCCACGCTACATAGTCTGTAGAATTAATTACAGTGTCTGCATTCG